ACGAGCTTCTCTAATACGTATAACATTAAGAACTATACCTGTGACTAGCAAGGCAAGTGTTAATATTTCATTAATTCCCATTACAAAGGCTCCACCGCCCACTATTGTAGTTACAGTTGCTGCCGTATCTTTCACCTCGTTCGTCATATTATATTTTACTCGCTTTTTCAATGAAGTTTCCGGCTATCGAATACCCATTTAAATCACCGTTTTTAATTTTTTGCCAAGTCTCTATGTCATTAATCTTATAGCTTGTCATCCATGTTCCTTTAGGTACATTGAAACCAAGTGATGTAGACTTATCCATTTTAGGATCGTCTACTATCCAAGATTCTAATAGAGTATTATTGGTTGTTACATCGTCGTCATGATTAACGTCAGTGTTGTTTTGCTTATTATATTCAAAAAACTTTTGTGCAATCTTTGCTACAGTTTCTTTTGAGAAGAATACATGGAAAGGTTTACCGTATTCGTCTTTTCTTAAGATTAATTGATCAGGTATCATAGATGGTCCAACGACAACCATTTCATCATCACTAGTAAAAGCAAATTGATTAAAGGTTCCAGGATATCTCCAATAGTTATTACTACTTGAAGCTACTCGGCCAGCATCGCCACTAGTTCTACCTTTTGAGATAATTACCGTGTCTCTACCTTCTTTGTATACTTCTAGTTCTTCCCAATAATGGTTACAGTTTACGCCTCCTTTAAAATCAAATATACTATAAGGTCGACCATCATGCCTGAATCCGGTGTTAATAGATGAATCCATAGAGCTTATCTCTTCTCTTGAATATATCTTATTCAAACGTACCATAGCTCTACAGAAGTTACGTGTGTTACTAGAGAGAGGTCCAGCATATCTATATTTAGTTTCAGGTTTCTTTTCTAAGTCTTGTTTACCTAATATATCTAGACCAACAATACCTTTTAAATAGTCTCCTACTCCTTCAAACTTAGTTTGTGTACCATCAATGTAAACTGCATTCTCATAGTCTACTGTATCACCATATTCTTCAGCTAATTTAATAATGGCAGCTTCCATTTCTTCTTGTCTTAAGGATTCATCAAAGTCTTCGTCTATATAACTACTGTAACATATAGCGGTTGCCTGTTCAGTGTCGTAGCCTTCTTCTATTAACACAGGAATGCATCTTCCAACAAAGTCGTCTTTTGATTCTCCTGATTCAGGTTCTACGAATTGTTCATGTGCAAACTTTAAGAAGTTAACACCTATTGCTGGTTTGTCTACTAGAGACATTACGTCAACTCCTAAGTCTTCAAACTCAAGGTTTTCCCAGTCTATCATTAGTTCTATAATTTTCTTCATACTATAATCTTGCTAAATCATTAATTTTTGCATCTGCTTCTTGTTGACTAGTCATATCTTCTGCTACAACATAAGCTTTAATAACTCCTGCAGTTCCGCCACCACTAGCAACGGATTCAGGACCTACTGTATTATCTATATCTGTGTCTCCGGCTGCTGTTGCGATTGAAGCTGTAGGATCAAAGCTAGGTATTGATGGTCTAGTAGGTGTAGATCCACCGCCTCCACCGCCAGTTCCCGGTGTTTTGGTTTTTACAATAGCTGCTACATTTGCTAAACCACCAGCGACTGCAACTCCTGCAGCAACGGCTGCACGTATAGGAGATGAAG